TTTTCTTGCTTCAGAATAAACCATAGGATCGCCTCTATAAAATGGTTTTGGTTTTTTCTTTTCAGGTAAAGATCCCTTATCGATATCTTCCCAACGTTTCTGATTAAGATAAGTTGCAGGGTGTGGAATAAAATCTTTATCTCCGAGCCAGGCCTTAGTTTCTTTTTTGGTTTCAATATCTTCTAATATATCAGGTAATAATTTTTTACTAATCTTCTTGAATGATTTTAATGCTTTTCTTGGACCAACTTTTCTTGGATATAATGAATAAAAAGTATCAAAATCAGGGTATTTTTCTAATAATTCTTTAATAGATAAATTATCGTCTTTATTATCTATATTTTTATTAATATCTATATCTTTATCTATATTGTCTAAACTTTCTTTAGTGTCCGACTCAACTTCCTTTAGTGTGGCACTCAACTTTCTTGGGTGTGACACTAAACTTTCTTTAGTGTGGCTCAAGTTTCTTGAGTTTAGCTTTAATAAGATAACATTATCATACCAAAGTTGAGTAGTCCTCAAGTATCTTGTGTCAGGATCCTTTTCAATAAGTTCTTTTTTAATCAACCCTGAAATAATTGAATGAGCAGATTGTTCTGAAACATCAATATAATTTCCAAGAGTTTTTTTAGAAGCATAACACCAACCTTGTAAATTACTTTTAGGATTATTTTGTAAATGATAAATACTATCTGTTATACAATACTCATTAAGAGATATTTTTAATGTTTTTTTTGCCTGATGAATAATTATTGTATATGTTAGTATTTCTTTTTGTTCGTTGTTTTTCATAGTTTTTTAATAATGAATAAAAAGACCCCGGCTACTACAATGAGATAAAAACATACCTCTTAGCCGGGGTTTCTCTATCAATTATATTCAAATGTTGGTATGTTTTTTTAATCATTGTAGTAAATTACTACTCTTATTTTAACTTTTTCTAATAACGCTGTCAAACGCTACTTATCCACAGTTATTTTTTTCTTGCGCTTTTAATTTCTTTCTGATATTCAATCCAAAGATCCTCTGGGTGTGGTAAAATTATATTCAATACAGAGATTGAAAATCTTTCAACCTTGCCCATATATTCAGAAAACTCTATCGTATCTAAAATTGACGTGCTTTTAACATAAGGATTTGGTCCTGATCTATCCATTAAAAACATATAGGCGAACTTAGCGTGAACTTTACTTATGTCGTCCTCTCCAGTTTCTTTAGCAATTAAATCTACCCATAACCAGTAAAGTCGATTTGAGGCCGGAGTTCTTTTATTAGTCCATTTTTGAATACCAATCTCAACTTCTTTATCTTTTAACTCTAATAAGTTTTGTTGCCAAAGTTTAGGATTATTAAATACAGGATAAAGATTAAGCCCTCTCTTTTTAATTGTAGCTTTCCAACGTTTTATTATTTTCATCTTTTTATCTTATTGTTAATTTATTTAACTTCTTATTTCATTATAATCCCAAGGACTATCATTAAAAACACTATCATCTTCTAATTTTTCAATCATTTTATCCTTATCTTCATTATCTTTATGAATTTCGTGTAGTTTACCGCTTTCTCCATTATTCTTTTTTAATTCTGATGAGAATATAATTCCCCTATCCCTTTGATCTGTTGTTAAATACTTTTGTCTTTTATTCATAATTTTTTATTATACTCATTGCTTATAGAGTCCTTGTCTAAAGTTGGTAAAGTTTTAAGCGTCATATCCTCCCATAATTCCTTAGCTAATTCAATTATCTCGTTCTTGCTTAATAATGGATCTAATCCACCATATTCTTCTCCTGTCATTTTTTCTGCGTGTTCAACTAATTCAGGCCAATTCTCTTTTAGAAAATCGTTAAAGTTATCGCACGTTTTCATTTTTTTATCTTAAAGATACGTCCTAATTCACAAATATCATTCCAAGCATTTGAAATCCTTTTTGAGAATAAAGTTATATCTTTAATTGTTCTTTTAGTTTCAAACATTTTTATTTTACCGGTTAAGAAAATACTCCCGTCTTGTCTTTCAGCAGTTTCAAGCCAATGAAGAAATATCTTTTTAGGCAAACAACCATACTTGATCCAAACCATTAAAGCATAGAAAGTTAGTTGCCCGGATTTGTCAGCCGTTGATTGAATATAATTCTTTCCGGTTTTATATTCCCCTATTGTTTTGGTCCGGGTATCCCACCCGTCCAGTTTTCCAAATAAAGGAATGTTTTGATTAGGTAATGATACTCTAATCTCAAACTCTCTTTTAGGATATTGAGGAGCAAATAATAATATACTTTCAATAACAGGATCACGTTGCTCATCATATCCTAATTCAAGACCCTTTGCTATCCTTGATCCAAATCTCATATACTTATTGTCAAAGCCGTCTTTCCCCTCTATGTAATGCCAATAATACATAGAGGGATTGGTTTCAATAAGATTAAGTTGAGTCCAAGAGATATAATCGCGTGGACTATTATTTTTTATTGATTTCATTGACTTTATCATTAGTTAATTTCTTAACTTTGGCTTTGAAAGTTTTACTAAACTTAGACGAGCTTTGAGTTTGCTCATCAATGTTGATTAACTGACTGTCATTTACTGACTCTTTAATGGCCTGGAGTATCATATCCATAGTTTCTTTTAGAGTAGGAGTTTTAGCTTTAGGAGGAATAACTGGAGTAGGAGTTGGCGCAGGTTTATTTGTGGTTTGAGTTGAGATAGCGTCATCATCAGTATCTCCTGTTACTATACCGAAAGCGTCGCAGAAAGCATATCTTTTAGCGAAAGTTAAAGCTGAAGCAGTTACTTGAGAATTAGACATAATATCTGTTTTATTTCCTAATGGAACTTCCATATCACTAAACTCTGAATGTCCTAATCTATGCTTAACAATACAAATTGCTTTAACTCCTTTATCTTTAGTTTCAGTTTTGATCTGATAACTAAATCCATTTTTACTAATAAAAGGCCTGGTTTGAATAACAATAGAGTCAATCGGAGCATAAGAATATAGTAGTTGGTTGTTCTTATTCTTAACTTGCTTTGACTTTTTAATGATTGGCATTTCACTTTGAAGATTAGACATTGCTTCGTCAAACGCTTCCTTAGCTTGACTTGCTTTAACTCTCTCAGCTAAGGCAACCATTCTCTCAATGGTTTCAATAGAAGATCCTTGATCGATTGCTCGAGCAATAAGATCTTCAGGAGTTGAGGGAATAACTGCTATTGATTTACTTGTTGATTTTTTAGGTGCAACAACAACCTCTACTTTTTGTTTTGTAGGCATATTATTTTTGATAACTTGATACTTCTCTTTCCTCAACGACCTTTACGCCAGGGATAATAAACCCGGCAAGAGCAGATCTTCTTATCTTGACCATATCAAGTATAAGAAAATCACGTGGAACATCAAACTCATTTTCGATAACAACTTTCTTAACCATTCTAAATTGGATCGATCCATTATCTGCTTCAATCTTATTGGCCGGAGTAATCTTATCTAATTTTTCAGCGCCTTTTTCAATATCCATTTTTCCACTTTCAATTTTTTCTGTAATTTCAACTTCTTTCTCTCTTGCTTTTTCAGCTTGTTGATTTCCGAAGATAGTCATTTTCTTTTTAACAATTCTTTCGGCTTCGGACCAATCTGACTCTAATGGCCTAAAAAGATCCATAGCATTATTTTTTGCCTCATTAAGAGGTTTAATAATACTATCTCTTTTTTCTTTGATCTCTCTACCAACAGATTTAATTTTGCCTAAAATATCTGTGGCTTCAACTAATCCCGGAGCGCTATTTATTTTTAACGATCCTGCTGATTTTATTATTGATGATACTTGCTTTTTAATTGGAGCAAGATTTAATTCGTTTTTCATTTAACTATTGACACGACTCGCAAGATTTCTTATAATGAGAATGTTCGCATTTTTCATATAAAAAACTAATACTTCGCCGTGTTATATTTTATTCCCAGATATTATTTTCTGGGATTTTTTTTAATTTGATTAGTGCTATTCTACCCATTCTATCTAAAATTGTTCTTTTTTTTACTTTCTCGATTTTAGCTATATCTTCTAATGTCATACTCTTTCCAAGTTTCTCAAAATATTTTTTATTTCTGTCGCTCAAAATTACAATTCTTTTATGGATACAATCATTTGAGAATAATTGTAGATTTTCAATTCTATTATCATTCTTAATTTCATTGATATGATGAACAACTTCTTCTGATTTTAGATATCTCCCAAGATGTTTTTCCATTACTAATCTATGTTCTAAAACACTCTTATTTTTATTAGCAAAAGGGTGATTTGGTTTTCTAATAAGAATATATCCCTTTGCTGTTTCTCTAATTCCTCCTTTCCATAATGGGTGATTTTTACCTTTATTTAATTTGTGTCCTTTTTTATATGGCATAATTAGTTTTTTATTTTTGACACAACTCTTTCATCATTTCTGTTTGATGAGGTAACGTTTCCCAATAAGCACATTTGTTATCCCAACTTTTTTCCCAACATAGAAACATAATAGTTGAAAGAAAGATTGAGATACCGGCTATCGCTAAGATTGTTTTCATTTTGACTCCTTTCTTTTAATTATCTGATAGAAGTTTGATAATGATGTTTTGAAGATTTGAGCTAAACATAACATCGAGATATCATTCTTATATTTATTCCAGGTATCTAAGTAGATTTCTGATCTAACTCTTTTTTGATACTTGGTTAATTTTTCTTTTATTTTAGTCATTTGTTAATTCCTTATTTATTTATTATCGACCTTTACTATGCTTTAACTATACTTTAATTTTAAGCTATTATTGAATACGTGTCAAGTGTTTTTTATCCACAATTAGAAAAAAGGCCTGAAATGGTATAAATGGCTCAACTAAGCCGAAAAACATAGCCCTTAATTTGACTTTAGAGCGTCTGAATAAAAAAAGTAGTAGTATAGGTTAGCTTAATAAAATAAAAACAGCCCACGTTTTCAAATGAGCCGTCTTTATCCAAGTATGGTAATTTTATTTTGCGCTTCCAGTTCCCCTTAACTTATAATATAATCTTGATCCAACAATAGCTTCTCCAGTTCCGTATCTAATAACTATATCATATACACCCCAGATAGAAGTTATCAATCCTGGCAAAAAATCAACAAAAGTCAATTCTCCTGATAAAACTAAAGCTAATGATGTTAAAATACCTGCTACCAATTTTATGATAGCACTCCAAATTGCTTTGCTATTATACCATTTTTTCATATTATTTTCTTTCCTTATTTTTTTCCATACGACCTTTGATATATTTTCCAATAAAACTTTTGTCCTGGAAAAGTTTAATCAAGCCAGTTGTGTTTAGAAAATATATAGCTCTCTCATAGCTTTTATGCTCTTTCGATAATATCCAATTATTGAGAGAAGTTATTAAATCTTCTCCAACATAAGATTTTGCTCCAGAGTCATTTGCTATGTCCCGGAAAAAACCAAACTTGTAGCATTTTCCTAATAGCTTCAAATCTATTTTTATTTCCATTTTTTTTTTAGGATCTGGATCGATAACGTTCTCTCCGATGATAGAACGATAAGCATATCCGAGAACCTTATAATTAGGCGCTAATTGTTTAATAAAATCTCCGTCAAACGAGTCAATATAATTATCATAAATAGGTAAGTATTTTCCCTTTGTTCCCATTACAACGTGATTAAAATCTCCCTCAATCCGAGGATAAATACCATTGATAGGCCTGGACCAAGCCTTGACTACAATACCCAAGAGATTATTTTCATTATTCAAAATATGATCAAAATCTTTTTCATAAGCCCGATCATAATTCGTTGGCATTCTTTTCTTATATTCTTTACCGAGATCTAACATCGCTTGAGTGATCCTTTTTGGATTATGATATTCCTCCCAAGACATATTCTTTTCAAGAGGGAGCATAGCTTTTGGTATCATTCCGTTATTTTCAACTGCTTTCCAAGGAGCAATAATAGAATTACCTCTTTTAGTAGTCCCGGATAAAATTGCTATAAAAGCGTCAGATAATATAACCCGGCCATTAACAATATATCCATTATCAAGCAACCATTTGATCGTTGAGTAATGTAATATCTTTTCAGTAACCAATCCGGTTACTTTGGTTTCGTGATCATTAACCGGCTCTCTACTGGCGCAATCCATCATATCTCCCTTAGATGTTTTTTGGACCTCTCCAATAGGATAGTATGATGAGAGATTACTAACTTTTTGAGAGATACAACTTTTTGAAGCTCCAATCCTATAAACATAATCTTTATCAGATTGATCATTAGCTTCTTTTTGTAAATCTAAACCGTGATTTTTTATCATATATTTATTCTATCTTTATTATTTTAATAAAAGTATTGATCCCGTCAAAGTTTCTAATAATACATCGCTTAGTCCCAATAGGAATTGAATGCTCAACAAAAGTTCTAAAATAAGCAAAAGCGTGACTATACTGATAACTATCTCCACAAAATACTTCAGATATTACAAAAGCAGTAGATAAAAAACTTATCGTCGTAGAAGTAATTAGGAGTTGAGTTATTTCTAATGTTCCAAACATATAAATATAAAAGCCCACAGACGGCTAAGTGAGTGAGCTTCCTTATGAAAATATAGCAAATTGTTAGCCGTCTGTCTATATTTTAACATTGTTGAAAAGAAGCTGTCAATACTTATTTGTTCCTCTCCTCTAAGATAGTAAAAATCTTAACTACATTCTCATTAATTTTTCTAATATCTTTTTCCATATGCTTCAAATGATTTTCTCTTATAAAGTAAATGTCCTGATCTATATTTTTGTGATTAATCTCACAACGTTGCTTTATTAATTTGATCGCCTCGGTATTTTTAATATCAGGATCACGAAAAAACTTAAAAATGGTAAATATAATCCCTCCAAGAATAGCGATCGAAGTAATAAGCTGTATCATATCCATTGTTATCATATTTTCCCCCTTTCAATATCTCTTTTAACATCTGATCGAATATCACTAACCCATTCTCTAATTTTGTCAATTCTTTTTTCCTGTGAATATCCTTTTAATCGACCTAAGTTATCGTCTATTTTTTCTTTAATCTCTTTTCCTGAATACTCAATATATTTATAATACTCGTCCTCAGTCATTACACGGCTTTCTTTATCTCCTCGAGGTTTTATCTTGGTTGCCTTTGACGGCACAGTTATCCATAATTCATTTTTAGCTAAAAACTTAATCGTTTCATCTTTAGTTTCTTTAACCGGTTGTAATTCAGTTAGCGCTTCTCCCTTAATTGGTTGGCCAAATACATTAAGTTTAGGTTTTAGCCCGGAGGTTAATCTTAAATTAGATAATATCTTTTCTTTAATAGTATTGGTTGTATAAATTGTAGGATCAAAATATCTGGCCGTTTGTTTGAATAAATTAGGAATAGGACTTGTTGCCTGTTGAGCTACAAATCTTTTTAGATAGTTCTTATTCATTTCAGGATCACTTATAAGGTTTACCAATTCTGACGGACCACGTAAAAATGACATATCTAAAATAGAACTGGCTGATCCAACAAGAGATAAGGTAACTCTATTAAATAAATCCTCGTCTTTGATGTTTGTATATTTACTACTATCAAAATAGTTTCCAACAATAGTCATTGGGATTGCCATTGGTCCCCAGTTTTGATATGGATACCAAGTATTGCCAATCTTAATTGAGTTTTCGCGCCAACCGGAGTCTTTGAGTTGCTGTTTCTTTTTATAATTCAAAGGACCATTGCCACTTAATTTTTCGTCAGCAGCTAAAGTAGCAAAATAGATCATAGCCATAGTCCCTAAAGCTCCTCGAGTTAATGATTTCCCTCTTTGCCTGGCTGTTAGTTCGCTATGATAGTATTTATAGAATAATCCACCCTCTTGAAAATATGTTTTCCCTTTTATCTTAACAGGTTTAATAAAGCCACGTTTTAATCCAAGAGGAGTCCAATCTAAACTATTATTTACAACATTAGCCACAATACGAGTAAATGGTAAGATAAGTTTTCCTCCAGGAACTTTGTTAGCAAGACGTCCTAAGTTTTCAGAAAACAAACCAATAATTCCCTCAGGTTTTTGAGTATATGTTCCTCTTGATGAAAAATACTGAACTTCAGGATCTGATTTTAATTCATCTTTTAATTCTAATACCCTCCTCCTAACTTCTTCGCCTCTCAATCCCTCATTGACTGCTATCTCTCTTGCTTTCCCGTAGGCCTCCATTCCTCTAAATCCCTCTCTGGCCAAAGCGTCCCCGGCCGCCATTAAGCGTCCGACATAATCGAATAAATTAAGCCACTTAGCTTTTCCAGTAAATATAATTGGCTTTCGGCCGTATTCCTCATACTTTGATGTTTCTCCCTCTTTCCAAATCTCAACGGCTCTTTTTTTACCAGTTCTAAGTCCCTCCATTAATCCAACCATAGCAGTAGGAAACTCTTTAGGATTTCTTGCCGTTAAAGTAGCAATTTCTCCAAGTCCTTGAGATAAGTTTCCGAAGTTATTTTTAATTTGAGTAGATCCACCTGAAAGAATTGACATATACCATAAATGCCAGGCCTTATCAGCATAAGTTGGCTCAATCAATTTCTTAGCTTTTGTTAAGAATGAAGTTAGATCTCCTCCAGTTTCTCCCTCGATCTTTTTTAATCGAGAAGTTAGATCTCTTATGATATCATTTTCTCCGGCTATTGCTTCCATTTTGAATTGCCTAAAAACATTAGAGGCCTCAGTTCTTAATCCGGCAACAGTTTTCATAACTCCTTGAAGTCGAAACAGCTTCTCTTTAATAAGGGCTAATTCCTTGCCTGAGGCAGTTTCAGTAGTCGTTTGTCTAATTGTATCTCTAAGGTCTTGCGCCATTTCTGCGACAATCTGACGGCTCTTGAGGACAGTTTCAGCATTGGCGATAGATCCTGGCTCAACTTTTAATAGATCTTCAACAGTTACTCCAACTTCATTAGCTAATTGCTTTAGATTTTCGTCAGTTTTAGATATTCTTTGCTTCTTAAACTCTCCTTGCTTTTCAGCAATTCCAGTTAATAAAGTATCAACGTCATCAGGAGCATTAATCTTATCAGGATTAAAAGATTTTCTACCCTTAACAAACTCTCCCGTCTTGAGTCCGGTCCCTGAAAATAAACCTGTTCGTTTCTTAGTTTCAACTACAACCTCATTAGCTGTTTGAAAAATACTATTTATCCTATCTATCTGATCTTGGTTATAATCTTCAAATGTATCTTTTTTAGTTTCTGATAATTTAATTTTCAATGCTTGTAACTGTTTTCTTGATTGACTATATTTCTCATAAGCCAATCTGGCCTGTTCAGAGTCCTTAAATCCTAATTCAGTAACAAGATCATCTCCTTTTTGAGCAAACTTAGATGTTTTTTCTCCGGTAACTTCAGGAAGTAATCCTTGCTTATTAGTATATTTTGATAATTGCTTAATAGGATCTCCACTTAATACTGATGATAATTCTCCTACTTGATTTTGTAATTCATTAACTTTGCTTTCATTTTTAATAAACTTCTTTTGTTTTAATGCCGGTAATTTGGTTGGCTCAGCTTTCGGTTTAACTATCTTTTTCTCTACTCCCTTAGTTGCTTGGGTGTAGATGTCTGTTAGTTGAGATTTGGTTTTTAATATATCTTTATTTAAGACAATTATTTCTTCTCCACGAGTAGAAGCACCTTTACCAAAAATTCCAGGGTAGGTTTCATTTTTATAATAGTCAAACCCTTTATTCTTTAAGAAATCTTGTAACTTTACTTGTCTTGCATCTATTTTGGCAAAGTCTGGATTTTTTACAAATAAATAATCATCTAACAAATTTTCTTGTATTTTTGAAAGTTCGTCTCTTTTTAATGCGCTTAATCCATCTTTTAATATTTTTTGTTGTCTTTCTGGGTTAAATGATTTAAACAATTTTTCCCCTTGATTAAAGTTATCCTTACCAATAAATTCTTCTAATAACTTTGTATTAGTTAAATCAGCTTCTTTTCCACCTATTATATAACTATCCTTAACTCCACCATAAGTTTTTGCCAATTCTTTATTTGGTGTCGTATAAATAGCTTTACCTTTAATATCAGAAGAAACTTCGCTAGTTCCTCTAAATACTTTAGGTTGTGCCTTCACAAACTCCTCTGCACTCTTATACTTCTTTGCTTGCTTTTTGATGGTTGTTGGTGTGAATTCTGCTAAATCTTTAAACTTCTTCGTAAGTCCTTTTTCAATAGCCTTAGCTTCTACGCTTAATGCTACTCCAGATGGTTTTCCTTTAGGTTTAATTGGTTTAATCTTTTCTGGATAATAAATAAACTCTCCCTCAAAACCCTCTGCTTTCGGTTTTAATAAATCAGATTTTTTAACAGTCGTTTCAGTAATTTCAGGTTGACCTCTCTTAAATCCAAGATTTTCTCTAAAGTCAACAGCGTCTTGTTTTTTAGTGAAAACAAACTTACCCTCTTTTAATACAATTCCTTTTTCATCTACCCTATAAATTTTGATCTTATTTTCCCCTGTTAATCTATTGTATTGATCCAAAGTTTTTTCTATATCTTTAGGACTTTTAATATCTAACATTTCAGTCCTATTTCTAATTATGAGTTCTGCTTCTTTTTTTGTATATCCTCTTTCAATCAATTCATCAACACTCCTTGCTCCTTTAGTAGTTGGTTCAACTTTCGGTTTAGTTTCGGTTTTTGGTTTTGGTTTGACTGGTTCTCCCCAATAACCAAATTCAGTAATATCATCTCCGGCAAATTGAACTTCTTTTACTTTTACCTTAAACTCTTGTATTGGCACATTCTCAGTTAAGCTTTCTCTTCTGGCCTTTTCCTTTGAAAATGTAACCCAATCGCCAGTTCTTAATTCATTTTTTGGTCCGGCTCTATATATTGTTATTGTAGAATTAGGTTTCCCTTTTATTCTTTGTAATACATCAATACTCTCTTGATATTCTTTACCTCCGTGCTTATAAATTTCTGGTCGTTCATAAAAATTAGGCAAACTTTCTTGTGGTATATTTGAAGCTACTCCACTTTTACTTGGTCTATGAGACATTTTATAATCATCAATAGAAGTTTTACCAGTTAATTCTTCCCAAAACTTAGATACCTGTTCTTGGCCACGAATTCCCCTATCTCTTAATTCTTGATTAATTTTACCTCCTGATAATTCATAAAAATCTTTTCCATTATCATATTCCATTGCTTTTGTAAATATCTCTTGATCAATCTCCGACTTTTTAACTTGCTTTTCAACTGGAACTTCCTCAACTGGTTTTCTTGCCTCTCCCATTGTTTCCCTGATCCTTTCAGTAATAAATCCCTCTTTGGCTAAGTAATAATTTATAAACTCTGAGAAGTTAGGAGCAATTTTAATAGCTTGTTTAGAATTAGTTACTACTTCCTTAACTGCCGTAGCAAATTTATCAGCATATCTTTCTCTGGTTTCTCCTGGCGATAATTTTTCTACATCTTTATTAAAAGTTTCTGTCAATAATTTAATCTTAGCTGATATTTCTTTGGCCGTAGCATTCCCCTCTAAACTATCAATAGCATATTTAATAATAGAGCTTTCAATAGGTAATTTATATTTATTATAATCCGGGATTAAATCTGATAACTTATTATTGATATCCGAGCTTATCTTCTGATCTAAATAATGGCCTAATTCGTGGGCCAAATTTCCACCCGTAGTTTTATCAGTAGTATAAATAGTTGATCGCTTTGTCTTATAATCAAAAACATATTTTGCCGCGATAGTTTTTCCATTTAGATCTCTACCAAGAGTTTTGACAACCCTATAATCGATATCCTCTTTTCCTTTGATAAGATTTTCCAGGACCAATTTATTATCGGTATGTATATCAATAACTCTATCTTTGAATGGGATTTTTAGAATACCCTCAGATTTTACCGGGACATTTTTGACTACTTCATTAACAATTTCTTTAGCAATATCAGTAGTAATTTCTACGTTAGCTTTTTGTTTTCCTAAATTAGGAGCTTCATAAATTATTTTTCCATTTTTATCAGTTACTCTCGCAATATCATTAATCCCGATATTATCACCTCTATAATAACCACTATTTGGATCTTTGTATGTTTTACTTCTTGCTTCTGGTTTAATTTCAATTATAACCTCTCCTTTGCCACCACGCATTTTTAATGCACCTTGTGCTGTTTCAACATCTTCGGCAAGCCAAGTTCTATTTACTTTACCTTTACCAAATCCTATTTGCTCACCACTAAACCCTCCTTGTTTTATATTATCCCATTCCAATAAAGTAGTTCCTCTAAACAATGGTTTTATTCCATTATCACTAATACCTTTTTGTCTTGTTATAATTCCATTTCTAATCCCTGAATATAATAATTTTAATGGAGTGCTTAATGGCTTAAATCCAATAGCAATAGCCGGAGCAGCTATTTGAGTAATTTTTCCTTTGGCTTCTTTAGATATAGGTAACTTTTCAAATCCTGCTTTAATTCCCTTAGGAGCAACCTTTAATGTTCCAACTTGAGTAGCAATAGTTGCTAAACTAATTACCGGCTCTCTTAGGATCTCTTTGCTTTCATCAGAAATAGGAGTAATGTCAAGTCCTTTTTCTCCTAAGAATGATCCAAGTTCTCCTAATTTTTCAAATCCATAACTAACTGCCTTTGCCGGATATTTGAGGACAGGCACTTCTTTCGCTGCTTCCAGTTCTGTTTGTAATAATAACCATTGAGGTATCAATCCAATTAAAGAAGAAGCAACATTAAGTCCACCGGCTAATCTTTTAACCGGAGTATCCATTGTAGATTTTTGAACAACAGATCCCTCTCTAACTGGCTCTACTTCAAATAAGTCGCTAACCTTATTAACAACATTAGTAAATGCTTCTGCCGGGACATTAAAAACTTTCTCAGCTACCCGGCCAAGTATTCCACCCTTTCCTTGAAGTTCTAATTTAGGAGCAGTAATATCTTCTCCACTAAAATCAGGAGTTTTGAAAAATGACGGAGCGCCCTGAGATATAGTCCCTCCTAATTTCTTTTCTCTAATATATTTATCAAGAGGATCTTCGGCCGGAGCCGTATATAAAGAACGTCCGAATATGGACTCGTATTGAGTGTTCTTTTTATTTTGTTTTCCGAAAATAGAGTCGTATGACATAATTTTTAATCATATTCAGGCACATAATCCTCATAATGAGTTGGATTAGCATAGCTCTTAAATGAGTCATCAAAATCTTTAGCACTATATCCTGCAGAAACCCAAGTATTCTTTTCTCTCCTATATGTATCAGGCGAAACAAATCCGTCTGCTCCTGCTTGAGAAGATAATGATCCGGCCATAGTTGATCTAACTTCTTGAGTTGTTGGCTCATCATCAGTTCCAGTTCCAGTCCCGGCTGATCCTAAATCTTTAATCGTTTCTCCTGTTATTTTATTGATGAGTAATACTCTCTTTCCGGCCGTAACAATAGCAGTATCTTTGTCCCTGGTTAATTTAGAAACATATTCAGGATAATATCGAGCAATTTCATCAGCTTGTAATTCCTCGGCTTCTCCGACTTCAATTTCAACATCTGCTTCAGCTCTCTTACTATAATAATTTAATTCCTCAGCAGTTAATTCTCTATCATATTTTAATTCACTAAGAACAGTTTTAGCTGTATCAACAGATCTTTCTTCTCCTCGATCAACTTGATTAAGTAATCGAGTTTCTTTATTTTGTAATCGATCTAATTCAGCTCCGGCCATATCTTGTATCTTTTTATTTTGGCCAACTCGTCCTGCTTCTCCAAGCCAGGGATTATCATTAACTGTTCCGATAGCTTCATTCATATCAGCATTGACTTTATCAATCTCATCTTGGACTCCTTGTAATTCTGTCTTGACATCTGCTAAACCTGAGTCCTCATATAATCTTTTATAAATATCCTCATAAGTTTCTGTTACTGGAGCAAAGACGCTTGTTTCTAATCCCTCAATCCCATACTTCTTATAAACATCATCTCTTATTTCTTTTTCTGATTTTTCTGCCGGGATCAAGGCCTGTAATAATTCATTAGGAAACTCGCCACCTGATTGAGCGATCAATCCAACTAAATTAGTAATTTCTTCAGGCGACATATTTTCATAATCTCCAGTTATTTGAGTCCAGTCAATTTTATCAGGAGTAACACCAAGAGCTTGAGCTAATTGATTTGGATCTGTATATCCAACTCCAGTAGTTTTATTATAAATTGTTCCTCCTCTATTTTCTAATTCAGGATAAGTTGTTGGAGTAACTGGCGCAGTAGGAGTTACTGGAGCAGGAGTCCCTGGAGGAATAGCGTCAGGAGCGACAGGAGTCCCAGGAGTAGGAGTTCCAGGCGTGGGAGCTACTGGAGTAGGAGCTACCGGAACATTGGGATCAACTGGAGGAGTGGCCGTAGGATCTACTGGTTTCTCAGGAGTTATTTTGGTCCAATCAATTAAATGAGGAGCAATACCTAAGTCGGCCGCTAATTGAGCAGGATCAGCATATCCTTGACCAGTTTGAGTATTAAAAATAGTTCCATTTCTATTAACTAAATTATTGTAATTGACCTTTGGGATAATCGGAGCAACTGGTTGAGGAGTAACTGGAGGAGTCGAAGTAGGAGCAGTCGGTTGCTGTAATGCCTGGTTATATATATTTGGAGGATTTGTTTGAGCATTAGGTAATGACTTCGGTAACTGATTGATTGGAGTAGATGTTTCCTCCTTGATTTGCGTCCAATCAATTTGATGAGGTTGAATAGCTAAATCTTTTGCCAAATCTTCTGGCTTAGCATAGCTTTTTCCAGTTAAAACATTAGATATAGTTCCACCTTTGTTAATTAGATCTTGATATTTTATCATATTAAAAGTTTCCTATATTATTATTATTTACTTCACTTGTCGACCCTTTCAAAACGTCAATTTTTCTAAACCTTTGCCTACCTTTTCTAACCTCTTTAGGTTTTTGCTCCTCGATCCTATCCCATATTTTATCTAAAATAGCACTCGCTTCAGCCAGTTTAGCAAGCGAGTCATTTCTACGTCCGGCTAATTTACTTCCTAATACTATTGACTCAGCTTTTAATATAATAGCTTCGTCCCCGTCCGGTTCTGAGTCAGCGAAAGGAGTTAGATCTCCGTCAGCAGTTAGATCTGCAACAGATTGTTGACCATACATTGCTATAGTATCTCCAACACTACAAGCATTTCCATTAATATAGATATTACGATCAAACTCAGCCCAAACCTTATCAGTCCCGGTTGAGTATTCTTCTAAGTATTTCAAATAATCCTCATAAGCAATCTTTACATATCTTTCTCCGTCAACTGTTATCAAAAAAATTGATTTGGTCCTGAATAAAGTAGCATAAGGATAATTTCCAGTTGCGTCTATTAAATCACTATTATTAGAGGCCTCTAAAAATGGCCAGGGTTGATAACTACAAGACCAATCCTTAGCCATATTGAGCCAACGTTTTATCATTGTTGTTGTTATAAAAGTTGAGGTTGCTAAAATTGTTAGTCGATCCCTTAACTCTGTTTGTTGATTTGCGAATGTCATAATTTTTCTCCTTATTTAATTAAACTGTTCCGTCGTGTAATACCTTAAAAGTATTACCTGCGACTCTTATTTCTAAATACTGGTTTCCTGATCCTGCTGATCCAGATCCTCCAGTAGTTCCACTTGTAACTGGTATTTTGAAAGATGTTGTCCCGTCATAAAATCTTGGATCAGTCCCGTCATACCACATATCGCCGTCTGCCGGGGAGTTATGGACTTCACTATTTAGCCCGACTACATCAACATCTAATGTATCTATATATGCTGTTGCCCATTTTTTAGAACTTGTCCCAAGTGTTGGCGCTGTTCCAGTATTCGATGGGTAAAAAGAACTTGCTCCAAATAAATATGTTTCTGACGCTGCTTCGTTAATATCATACACTCTTAAAGAAATCTTATCTACTGATGAATAAATACTGGCTGTCTTTTTATTTGTAGTATTATAATCATAAAAAAGTAATTCATTAGCATTAATTTCTAATCCCCAAGCTTCATCACCCTTGCTACCGACATAACTTCTTAAAACATTACTCGTAATATATATTCTTGCGTCGGCAGTATTAGTTGAAGTTTTAATACTACCTGCTACAAGATCTGCTCCTACTATATTTATAGCTGTCCCGGTAAAGTTCCAATAGACAGTTGTGCTTCCAATATAAAACTTTGCTAAATCGCTATCTGAGTCATCTAATCCTAATATAAATCCATTAGCATTATTATTAAAATCTGTTTTCCCGGCTGCGATATAGACATCTCCCTTTCCCGGATCTATTGCTAAAGTAATTGTCTTAGATGTTATCGTTCCGGCTGTTAGTTTAGAAACTGCCAAACTATCAATTTTAGCATTGGTTATAATAGCGTCCTTGATATTAGCCGTATTGGCAACGAACTCATTTACGCTTACTAAATTAGCTTCTAAGTTATCGACATTAATCTTATCTGAGTTTTGGCCGTCGTGATCGTGAGGTTCCACAATAAAAAGAGAATTAGGTTTTATCTCCTCATTAGATATCTCCTCATTAGTGTTTATAGGAGAGGCCTCTTTTATTTCATTTTCGATAACTTTTTCTGTCATTTTAGTTGATCAGCAAGACCGACAAGAGTCCTCAATTCAAATTGAGTAATCCTTGCTCCCGGCAATGCTTTTTCGTTATAATCTTTCAAATAATTTTTCAAGAAACCTACTTGATCAAGTGATAATTCTATTTCTTTCTCATCTCTCCTCCAAACATCATTTGACTTATCAACTAAGTCAAGATAATTTCTATAATCACTCATCTTATACTTACTACTATCAAAAGCAGATAAAAGACGGACCAAACATACTGGATCGTGCTGATCATAAATCAATTCCTTATTATCATTTCTCATTTCCTTATTGTCTTTATCTAACTTATTTTTAATTGTGAGTTTTAATGTTATTGTTTTCATATTTTTAATGTTGAGTTAACTCTGGCATACCAAAGTTAGAACTCATACTTTTAATTCTTGGAGCATTATTAGCATTGGGAGTCAATTCGAGTCGACGTTCGAATATCCTACCCTCTCCGTGAATAGCAAACTCTGCTTCAGTCCCGTTTTCTGTGCTGAAAGACGAAGCTCCGTCTAAGGTTTTTGCAACAGTCCAGGTAGAAGCATTATTAAACTTATATTTCAAAGCAAATGAACAACTTTTAGGAAGTGGCTCTAATACTACTAATGTAGTGCTAAATTGTTTTCTTTGATCAGGACGTCTTGCGTCATATTCTAAATCCTCATAAACACCACTTGCCTTAACAGTAGCGCTTAAAGCGTCAACTCCATAAGTTGATCCACTTTTCCAAGCTACTAATAGAGTTCCATTTACCATTGAAACTGCGCCAATATCAATTCCAGTTATAATTCCAGGCGAGGGGATATAATCAAGGTTGAGAGCATAGTCAAAGTTTTGTTCTGATCTTCCCCAAGAATAAACTCCACACTTTGAAGAAGAATTACCCGATACTCCAAACATTGCTAATCCTTTTCTATTACAAACTCCTCCAGGTAAAACAGATCCTCCGTCAGGAAATCTAAACAATGGGACATTGCTAACTAAATCGATAGGATATACTTCTCCGTCAACTCCGGCCTGAGCTAACATAAACTCTGTTGTTAATAATGCATTTATACCTTTAGCCGGAAGTAATCTTTTTTTAAGATAATGAAGAGCAGTTAAGGCCCAAGAATAATAATATGCTTTTTCAGCATTTCCCTCATCAGTCGTTCCTATAATGACTTGCTCATCAACATCAAAAAGACATTTTGCTAAACTCCCTGGCTGTAATCTAACTGCTTGAGCCGTGAACGCTGCCGAAGCATAATCAATCAATGCTAAATACTGATCATTACAAATAAGAAACTCGCCAAGAGCTTTTTTCATTGTATGCCAAGTTGCCGCAGTTAAAGTTGTATTCCAGTCGTGAGCAACATCAGCTCCCCAAGTCCCGTCATCTGCCTGAGTTACTAATATCCGGCTTATCTTAGTATCACAAGCCCAGTAAAGATATCCGTTCCATTCGTCAGCGCCTTTAATTGCTCCATTAGCGTCAGTATATTCTAAGGTCCAGGTTGTCCCTTTCCTTTTATAAATCTTTCCAGTATCTCCAAATCCATAAGCATTTCCGTCAGAGCAAGGGACAATAAATCTAATAAGATCAGTTACAATCGCTACTGACTCTTTAACTAAGGCCTGATTACAAGTCAAAACATTATCTCTACTCCTTATATCTAATCCATATCCAAATTGAAATGATCCGGCAATACCTTTATTGTTTTCGCCAGAGATCCCTCCCTTAAACTTTCTTGTAGTATAAATTGGCATTATTTTTTATTCTTCCTTTTTCTTGGGAAGTTAGGTTTCTTACCTGTTACTTTACAAATTTTTCGTCTTTTTCCTTTTGGCATAATTTTATGAACTTATCCTTGCCTCCATAAAGAGGCAAAGGAAATCCACAAGGATTAGTCAGTATCTGTATCAATAACAGTAATCGCTCCAGTTGAAGCACCAGTGTAGTTATTCATAGCAATACCTGATCCACTTGAAACTGCTGTGATCGTAGTATTACATTTGAAAATCTTGTTTTCAGTAATCATAACTTGACCGGCTGTTGGAGTTCCGTCAATTTGAATACCAGTATCAGTTGTTCCAGTTCCACAAATAAGGTTATTAGCAATTAAGTTAAAACCTCTATTCGTAGTTGTTGGGACGTATTGAATACCAATACCTGATGTTGGAACCCAAAAAGTGTTGTTGACTGCTTTGTTACGGCTTCCATTCATATAAAGACCGGCAGTCGCACAAGATAGAAAGCTACAATCTTCAACAATTAAATCAACTGAGTCGAAAGTACCTCCTGAATAAATCCCATAAGTTCCTGTGAAGAAACAGTCGTGAACGTGAGTTTTATAAACGGCTGCAGTATGATCAATATCAATAGCGTTATAAGCACCTGATACAATAAAGCCAAGTCCGGCAATTTCAATACCATTAGCTTCAATGCTAAAGATGTGATGATTAGCTGCACTTTGCTTCATAGAACAAGGACCATACATTAATCCAGTAGTTCCTGATCCGAATATTCTTAATCCTTCAACGTCAAGAGCAATTTCAGCGCCTTCATCATATACTCCTGGAGCAATGATAATTTGATCGTTTGATTGAGCTGCGTCAACAGCACTTTTGACAGAAGTATAAACTTTTTCAGTTCCGTCTAAGTAAGGTTGATGTTCTCGAACAAATTGTTCGTAGCCAGTAGCAGTTGACTTTATTACATAAAGAGTTCTGCCAAATACTTTACCTCGCTTATCTCGGTTATCGATTGACTCTTTGATATCTATTAATCTATTTTTAATCATTTGAGTAAACCTTTCAATTAATTTCTCTACCGACCTTTCCGGCTTGGTTGCCATATCGAAGTTTGGATAAATCCGTTCCGATATCTCGCACTTAGAGAAATCCTGATTTATTATCAGGGCAAAGGGCTTATAAAAGCCCAATGCTCTAACAATAAGGTTAGACCTTTACCCACATATAAGCTAATGCTTTTCTGCGTTCGTCAAGGATTTTAGCACCATAAACAATCAAGCCCTTATATGCTTTTCCGAAGTTTCCAATTAAATCTTCAATTCCAGTTTCTTTGAACTCCATTGCAAACGTAATAGCTGACTTATGTCCTGCCATTATGTAATAACCAGTAGTATTATTACCAGATACTTGTTGATTTTGGAATACTTGAAAACCAGAAATCCAACCAATTAGACCCTTTTGAACAACATCTGCATAAGCACTTTCGACTGCCGGGGTAAAACTCTCTGATCGGCGAATTAAACCTGCGATCTTGGCGTTAATAGTGATCCAACGATCATCTTGAGGTATTTCATTCTCATCTAACTTTTCTTTCAACTCATCAATAGTTTCAATAATGTTTACTGAAGTAACAGTTTTAACTGCTGCTGCTTCAACAACATAAGCAACTCCTGCCAATGCACCTCCGTCATAAGACTGAGTATCATCATCACTATCATTTTCAATTACAATAACTGTTGCAGAAGCTCGACTATAAATCCTATACCAATCTGTGTGACCTGTGCCTTTTATACCCAATCCAATCATAGCGTCAGTAAAAGCAGTCCCAACACCAACAACTGCTCCAGTCGTAACTGTAACGGTAATTGTTCCTGTTGACTCATCAACACCAACTCTGTTTCCAGATCCAGTATCGGCATATAAACCAAGAACATAACTATCAACTTCCTGCTTTAGTTGCTTAGTTGCTCTTTCGAGTAAAGCACTTTCAGGATCATTGACATAACTTTCAAACCTACTTAGAGATAAAATCTTGAAGTAATACGCCTTTTGCTGATCTGGGTTAAGAGTTCCCTCGCTTTCGGTTGGGTCCTCAGCCGACATATCTGCGCCGGTGTATGTATTCATCGTTAAATCGCCAAACGTCAATACACTAAAACTTTCAGCTCCACCCTCACTAACTAATTTTTCATAGTCGCTATTTGTGATCATTGGTTGAACTGCAGTTTCGTAGTATTTTTCTAACGCTTTGGCCGCAAACTTTTCGCCTAAATTTGTTCCGTAATCGTCCATATTAATAATCTTTCATTATTTCTTTCTGCGACTTGATAAAAGATTAGATGATAGTCATTTTTTTCTCTTGGACCAATTTTTGATATACCTGAGGTTTGTTTTTCCTTAGATCCGACGCTTCCTTAGCAGTATATCCTTTTTTAGGAGGTAGAGGCGGTAGATGTTCTCCACCACTTCCGTCCTCTAATCCAGGAGTTACTGTAATAGGATCGGCCGGAGTAAGATCTTCAGGGATAGTAGGAATTGAGTCGAATAAGAATTGTTTAGCAAGATTAAGTAAGTTTATTTGTCCGGCATTTTCAGGCGAACAAGCAAACTTCTTAAAAGCATACTCTCCTCCTAAATCCTCTAATGCTTTACGCATTTCAGGAGTTAGATCAGGCACCATTTTAGCATAATCGTCATTCCATTTTTGCTTGGCCTCGAGAGTTGCTATACGCTTCTTATCCTTTAGCTTTAACTTTTCGGCATTTTGTTCTGCCGTATCAAGTAAAGCAAAGTCAGGTATGCTATCTTCTAATTCTTTTTCAGAAAGAACTTCGTTAGATTGCTCTAACTGCACCTCAAGCTCAGCTTTTTCTTGAGCCAGTTGCTTATTCTCAAGCATAATGCGTTGATTTTCAGCAGCCGACGCACCGAACTTTGTTTTATAATCTACATCGCCAACCGGAGGTGTTTCGACTGGTGGCGTTGTTTCTTTAGGAGTTAGCTCTCCCTCCGTTCCTGTGGGAGTTGGAGGAGTTTCCTCGTTCCCGTTAGAGTTTGGAATATACATACTTTTAATCCGTCCATTCATCTATAATGGACTTTCGAAAATGTCAATTATAGCTTATATGGGTTAGGAATTGTTAAAATTACTTACTTTCTTTTTTAATAACCTTGATGATATCAGCGTTCTTTTGTAACCCTTTGATATCAACTTTCATTTCCTTAGCAACTTTCCTTAACTCTTTATTAGTTAAAGTACTAAGATCAACCATATCCTCATCAACATTACTTTCAACATCAACTGGATCACTATCTACTTCTTCGACTTCTATTTCTTCAACTTCAACTTCGGTTTCTGCTTCGACTTCCACTTCATCACTAATATCAAAATCTGATTTTTGACTATTAGTTAAATAATCTCTCCTGCCCATTAGTATTTCCCGTTCTCCTGGGGAAACTGAACTTGGACCTTTCTCTAAAATGTCTTGTAATAATTGGCCACCCTTAAAACCAAATGGCTCAATTATTTCTTTTTTTTTCTTATCCATTTTTTTATATCCTTATATTATTTTTAACTCGACCTTTAATCAAATTATAATTCCATTATCGAACTTTCTTCAAATTCGGTAAATTACGCCTTAACTGATCTTCAAGTATCTTAGCATTTTTCTTAGGCGACTTAACTATATTAACTATTAAATCAAATATACTTATCCGGTCCTTAATAGATCTATCAACCAACGAATTAGCGTCTATCAATCTGAGATTAAATAAAGATGAAGAAGATATAGTCATTTCTCTTTCAATTAATTCTTTGACTAACAATTCTCTTTCTCCAGTCAGGAATGTAGCAAGATCATTGACGTCAATCTTATCGGTATTCAATATAGTTTCCCAACGATCATATTGAGCTTTGGCTTGAGGGCTTAACTCCTCATAATTCTTTCCTATCTTCTTTAATGTTTCTGTTAATATATTCATTTATCTTGGATTGAAACTTCCATATACAACTGACTGTCATCAGTAGTTGAATTAGTTGAAGCTATCAATCTAACACAATTAAAATTAGGTTCTTCTATTGTAAAACTAAATATATTATCTCCAACTGCCGACGCGCTTAATGTAATAGTTTCTAACGCGGTCCTAAGGACACTTTGAGGAGTGCTTGTCGTTGTTGGCTGTGCTATTGGACTCCAGTTAGCCCTATTAACGCTTTCAACTGGATTTTCACAAGCGTTATCATTAGATCCGGCTATTGTAATCGTAATCTCTGAGTCGGTATTTGAGGCATAATGATTTCCTGAAAATGTAAGCAAATTAGCTAATCCAACATAGAATGGAACGCTCGAGGTCGTGTAGGCGCTCGTATGAGGCGACTCTGTGCTTGTAGCCGTAGCTGTTGTTGAAGCAAACGTTAAAGGACTTGATGAAGATGTCCCGAATAATGAATAAATCCGTCCTCTATCAGTATTCTTTGAAACAACTGATCCAATCATAAGATCATCAGAAGTCATTTGGTCCGACTTTTGATCCGGCTCAATGTTAATTTCTATCGACTTGCTATCAAATACAAACCATAGACCTACTATGATTAAGATAACTGCGATAACTTTTAATAAATCATAAAATGTTTTCATATTTTTTTCTCCTTATTAGTTAATGAATTGGTTGAATTGAAAATACTCCAGTTCCCTCTATTTGAGGAAGACAATTTGTTGAACTTCCACGCCTAACTTCTGTATTAGCACCAATAACCCAACTCCCACCTAC